CATAAAAAAAGGGGGTTTTTACACCCCCCGTTAATTAAAATGGTAAATCACTATTGTCCTCTCGGTCGGGCATATGAGCGCCTGCTGTTACTTCGGGTTTTGCAGTAGGTTTAAAGGTTGAAAAACTTGCGTAAAGTTTATCGTTTTTACTTCTGCACAAGGATATCCTCGCATTACCTTTGTTGGCTTCTATTACATCTTTATGATCAATTAATAGTTGTGCCATTTTTTGTGCATTAAAGACCAAATCATATTCGATCCATTCTTGTTTATTGTCGTTGATAAAAAATCCGTCGACTAATACATTGTTACTCATTGTTTATAGATTTTGATTATTATTATTTTTTAAAACTTTCGCTTTCATCTTCGCCAAATACTCCTAATTCGTAAAAACCCGTTAATTTTAAAACAGCTCTACTCATTGCTCGTTTTTCAGCCATTTCAGCAACGTACCAACTATTTGTGTTTCCGTCTTTGAAAGTTAATCCTTTGTAAGCGCTACCAAAGGTTTGTATTTTTTTATCGTCTTTTATCGCAAGTGCTTTCATTACAGCAAAATTTGTCTCACATTTGATCACTTCATAATCAATGTAAATTTGCTCAATTGCTTGTATCTTGTCAATACCTTGCCGAGTTATAATTGTGTAGTGTTGATGCTTAAAGAAATCATCTTTTTGTAGATCATACTTATTGTATAATTCTAATAATTTGTCTTTTTTCATTGTTTAGCTTCTAAGGTGGAATTAGTAAAATAATTAAAGCCAAAATGTTGTTTGGCAATTTCGAGTTGTGCAGTATTGAACTCACATTTTTTCTCTAATCGGTGGACTTCGGTTTCAAGAGCTTCAATCCTCGCTCGCAGATAATCTGTCATTGGTATAAATTTTAAAGTTATATTCAAATATATGAAAAAAAGTTAATAAAAAAAAGGGATAACAAATAAATGTACCCCTTTCTTTAAACAATAAAACTTCCTACCAAAGAAGTATTAAACAAATCTATTCAAATATACTAATTAAATTTTAAAATTTCGTTTTTATAGTGATCAATTATTTCTTGTATCTCAAAATTTGATAATTTTATGGTTTTTCTTGCATCTTGCATTAGTTTTTCTGACATTTTACCACCAAATTTTTTATCAAGGTACAAACCAAATTTGTATTGCTCACCATATCTAAATACATTACACCCTGCACATTGGACTTGGCAATTTGTTTCATTCCAACGAGTGTTGTAGTGTTTCCTGCTTTGAAAATGCCCACATTGTAATTTTTTCCAATGATCAACTTTCCCACAAGTAAAACATTCAGTTATTCCTAATTCATTAGCATTTCTTCGTCTAATAAATTCACTAAATACTTTATCTGCAAGTTTGACTAATTTTGATCTGCTTGGTTTTTTTGATTTTTTAGATCGCATTGTCCAATATTTGGATCATATGTCGTATCTCACTACGTTCAAATTTACCTTCTATTGTTGCGTTGTAGGTTTTAAAAGTAAAATAATACATATCTTTTTCTGTATCACCTTTTTTTTCTGTTTTACCTAAAGATTTTAATTGTAGATCGAAATTCATTTTATGTAATTTAGTTTTGTTTGAAAGTTGCACTTGTCAGTTTTTCTTTATAAATTTACACTAATATAATAAATTATTTTTTAACAAAAATATTTACCAATTATTTGTAACAAATGGCAAATAATTACCATATAAATTAATTGTCAATACAGAATACCTATTTTTTGGTTATAGTAACCTTGTCAGCAATTTTTTCAGCACTTCTACCAACTACATAACCACCAATACCAATTTGCAATAAATTCCAAAAATCTTCTTCAAGTTCGGGTATTTTAAGGTCAAATAAAGGTGCTATAAATTTTACATAAATAACTATAAAACCAAAAGCCAACATAAGTATTGGTCTCCAACTTCTTTGTAACCAATTACCATTTGCCTCAGCAACTATTATATCTGTTTGCATTTTTTGTAGTTCCAATTCCTTTTGTTGAATTATCTGAACTAACTGATTTTTGGCAAGTTGTCGTTCCTCATCATTGGTAAAAATATTGTCTATTACTTTACCAATTTCCTTTAATACATTCCCCGTTAAAAAATTAAGTATTTTTTTCATTATTTAAAATCTGATATCCATTCGTATTCCTCTCTTGCATCAAAACTTGGACAATTTTTCTCACTAAAATAATTATGCCCATAAATTTTAGATTTAGGATATAATAGTTTTAACGAACATAAAAGTTCTTCCAAACTTGCTTTTTGTTGATCATTACGAGTATCGTGCCAAGCATTATCTGATCCAATACCACCTGCATAAGAAATTCCAATACTATCGTAATTTTGTCCTTTAGTGTGAGCGCCCGTTATTTCAATTGGTCTACATTCGTGTACGCAACCCTCTAAATCTATAAAAAAATGGTAACCAATATCCGACCAACCTCTTTCATCAACGTGCCATTTTCTTAAATCTTCGGTAGTTACATTGTGATCACTTTTAGTAGCTGTACAATGGACTATTATTTTATGTATTTTTCGCATTGACATTCGGTTTTTAAGTTTTCTAATAAATTATTCCACTTATTATGTCTGTTGCATTTTGCTTGTTCAAGCCAATCAGCAAATTTTCTTAAAATTTTTATCATATTATCCTAAAATTACTTGGTGTATTTTTAATTCTGAAACGGGATCGGACCCTGTCGTATTTGTTTGTATTGCCAATCTATCAAGTTCAACGTTTGCATAATCGGGTATATCAATATAAAAGTTTTGTACGTTTAAAAAATCAGTCAATCCAACAACCTCAAAATCATAATTAAAAGTTGATCCACCAACCATACTTAATTTGATCTTATATTTGTCGTTATTTACATCACCTATTTTATTACTAAACCTAACAATTACTCGGCTTGGTTTTCTTTCCGAAGTGTCTATATTTAAACCTTGTTCTGTTTGAGCAATTTGAAAATTAACACCCGAATTTAAAGTCCAAATTAATCCTCTTGTAGTTCCTTCTAAACCACCACTATTTCCACTTGCCACCCAACCTTGTTTACTTGTTGATGAAGTGTGGAAACCATATCTTATTGGAAATATATCGTCCCAAATTGTTTGATCTGTTTCTACCACACCAAAACCAAAATTAGAAAGAGGGTACATTGCACCCCAACCATTTGCGTATTTCATATTATTTCTTTTTGTTCATTAAATACCACTTGTTAATGGTATAACCAATTGATACCGACAAAAGCAATATTTTTAGTATTGCATCTGCATTAGTAAAACTTACCAATAGGGAACTTCCATTCAAAGCATATATTTTAAAATCTGTTAAATTCATTTTATTCTTGATCAATACCCAAAACTCTATTCCAAGGTTGGGTGGGGTTAATTTCGTATGTTTTCCACCCATATGGGCTTTCGGTTATATCTTCCCAAAGTACATCAACTGCAAGAGTTAAATCTTCTTGGACTTCCATATTTTTTTCATCTTCTTTGCTGTGTCCTAAATGCAATGCAAATTCTGATTGAATTGGATTTGGTAATAAAATTGGTGTATATCCTAAATCAGTAGGTAATCCTTCAATCTTTTTTAAATATTGTTCTGCATTATCAAATACATATTTTTTGTATAATATCATAAACTTAAAATTTCAAGATTAGTTAAATTTCTTTCCCAAACACCAAATGCTTTTATCCAATATCTTGTTTCGGCTCTCATATCAAAATAAGTTCCATAAATTTTATCAGTTTTAAAATAGGTTGTTCCCGTTTGAAAAGACCTATCAGTATCATATTGAACACCATTAATCCAAATTCCATTATCTTGAAAAACTACTTGGTTTCTACCATATGGCAAATCTACCATACCTTGTTCGGTTGGTGTCTGACCATTTACCCAAACACTTAATTTTCCTTTTGGCGATTTAAGATAATAATCTTCATTTATAGTATTAGCTATAAAAAATGGGTTTGCAATTACATTGTCGTTGTAAAATTGAGCAAATATTTTTGGTGTATCGTCCGAGACCCAAATGTCAAAATAATAAGAATAATTTACTCCTGCAGGTTGTGTAAGTGGTCCGATCACTTGTCTAAATCGTGTTTCGGTTTGGAAAATTACATTACTAACACTTGTGTTTCTAATATAAGGTTGTATACCACTTGAACTTGCCCAATTCAAAGGACTTTCGGGTGGCGCTGTTACTTTTTTTCCTCTTGTGGTTACATTAGGTTTAGAAACATCAAAATATTGTCCTACATCTGACAAATAACTTTGATAGTCGCCTAAATCTTGTCTAAATTTCCATTGTGCAGGGGTTATTCCCGTTTTAATAGGAAATAACGCAAAATATCTGCCTTTTTTTTGTAAAAGACTATAACTCACTCTCATCTGTATTCTATACCACCCATTGTTGTATTTTTCTACGTTAAATTCATCTATCCAACCTTGTTGCACATCAGTAGGGGAAATTAAAGAGGTTATTTGTTCTGTTTCAAAATTAAAAATCGCATAGTTGTTATGATCCGAAGTAAAACTATTAGTTTGTAATTGTATTCCTACTTGAGTATTTAATGATCCTCTTTTAAGAAATACACTTGCCGATAATTCGTTTAAAAGTATAAAAGAAGCATTATTGTTATAACCTATTGGTTGATACAAAGACCCATTTAATGGAGTTGGATTATATTGGTCGCCCGTTTTTGTATATCTAAAAAAAGTTTCGTTATAAGGATCAATGTCATTGGTTACAGAATTTACTTGTTGTAAACCTGCTATTGACCAATTATTAGTGTCTAAAAGGTTTTCGGTAGATTTAAGATATTGTTGAGTGTGTGGTATCATTGAAAAAGACGGACAAGAATTGTCGTCAAAATTAGAAAAATCAATGATTGGTCTACTTTTATCATTACAACCAACACCATTACCTTGCCTTGACCAAACTCCTTGACGAGAAAAACTATTCATTGGTGCATCTGTATACCAACGTGCGTGCCTTATTCCGTTTGTATAACCGGGATTAGCACTTCCTGCCACATTAACCTCAGTAGGTAATTGACCAACAGAAAACCCTTTACCACCAAAACTATTACATAAGTTTAATTTTGGCTCAACTTGACCACTCGGTATAGAATATATTTTAGCTTCGTTTTTTACACTCATAATTTGTTTGGCTCTTTTCCTTATTTAACTTTTTGTCTAAAAACTTTAATAACAACTCAACGTTTTTAAGTTTTGGCTTGCTTTTTCTGATCATAATACCCAACCAACAAAATTTGCATCATTATCGGGGTACATTTCGCCATTTTGGTTAGCAGTATATTCGGGAAATAGATTGTTGTTAAAGCACATATAATCCAAAAATCTTCGGGTATAAAATTGTGCGAAATCCCTATGTTTGTCTACCAAATAATCAATCTCATTTTTAGTTGCATTAGCACTATTTTCAGAGGTGTGCTTATAAACCCCACCATTAGAAACTTGATATGCCGAAAATGGCAAATAGTCTACCATTGCAAAATGTATTAGCATTTCCTTAATATAGTCTTGTACTAATCCAAGATATGGGTCTGACAAAGTTCCTGCGATTATTTCATCAGATATTTTATTGTATAATGCGCCACCTAAATAGTTTTGGATATGTATTTCCTGCGCAATTTTAATAAATTGAATAAACTTGTCGATATCCACGTTCCCGTCTACTATCGTGTTGCGTTTTAAATCGTTTGTTGTTATAAATAGTGCTGTTGCCATA